AGCCCTTTGCTTAACTGCTATGCGGGCAGCAGAGTTATACCTATTTATGTATTCATTTCTTCCAGGGAAACTATAAAAAGAGCATACTTTGCTGAGTATATATTGTGGATACATCTCTTTCGCCATTTCTTCCGCTATAGCGCGGACACGTTCTTCGTATGTCATAACCCAACCGCCTCCAATTCGGAAATTAATTTCTCCACTTTTGGTATTTCGTCTTTCCAATAATAAGAGGATAAACAAAATTGATCATCGAATTTTCCAGAGTATTCAGACCCCATATTAAAGAAATCGAACAAAGGACGCGTATATCCTACCCGCGCATTATCAATAGTAGCCTCGAAATAACTAAGTTCACCTTCATTAAATGATAGTATTCTAGCCCTATCGCATACATTTTCTATGTCTAGTGAGGATATATCTTTTTTTGCTATATGCTGAATGGCACATGTAGCGGCGCATCCAAAGCACTTTTTTGATTTACTATCATATTGGCCAAACGTATCCATATCTATTCCAAAATCTGCTCTTTGGGATTGTTCATTCAATCCGTCCACCATAGCCCTTAATGCGGCGCTAGGTTTTTTAAGTGTTTCTTTTATGTTTATCATTTGATGGGTTTTATTATTAAAAAGTTTGTATACTAAGCCGGATCGGTTAAGTCCGGTTCGGTTATTTTATTCCCAATTCCTTTAATTTACTTTTGGCTTGTTTATTAGTGTCTGCGTTATTAATTACATATTCACGCAACACACCTTCCCATTTTTTTATTACATGTTTCGCCCCCAGAATATATGCCGTTCTTACGGCCGACTTCAACAATGTGTCTTGGAATTGACCTCCTGAGTATTCAGGGTCTGCCGAATATTCGGTAGCTTCTTTTCTGACTTCATCGATCATTAGCATTTTTCACCGGTATCCGTTCCCGGCGCGGTTTTAAGTAATTCAAGGCACTTTATATATTGTTTTTTGGCAGACCTAGTACCCAACCTTTGCTGCCACTTTCTAATCAAGTGAAAGTCGGAATTATCAAACAGATAACAATAGATCAGCTCATATAGGGAATTATACATCTCCACCCGTTTTTCAGCGTGATAGCAAACGATCCACTTTTTTGTCGGATGGTAATATCGAATGTCCCTACCCTTCCTAAATCTCTTCAATAGTTTTGCTTTCATTACGATGTTTAAGTGTCAATTTCAGTTTTAATTTTGGATATAATAACTGTCTGCCCAATCGAGTGATTCTTCACCTCCATTTGGAAGCCTTCTGGCAGAATTCTTTCTATTTCCGTGTAGTCACCCCATTTGTGCATAAATGGAATTTGGAACCTTTCTTCAGAAACGAGGCTGCATTCATATCTTAATTGGGACTGTATTTTTTCTTTTACTTCATAGATGTTTGACATGGTATTTTGGTTTTGTTTCCACAAAGAAAATATAATTTGTTTAATTAAACAAATAATTCTTATCTTTACCGAAAATAATTTTATGTCATTCAGAAAAACGACCGATGATATATTAATGATAATGGCCAATATACTGGCCATAGTAGCGTGCTTAATGGCTATTATCTTTTTCATCATTGTTATTTATAGTATACTAATCGGTAAACTTCATTTTTAAAATTTACATATGGCAGAAAAAAAAAGGGGCCGGCCGGCAGCCGACAAAGAAAAAGTCCACGTGCATATTTACATGGACAAAGATTTACATCACTTTACAGCGGGTAAAAATCGCAGCAATATGGTAAACCGATTGCTACGAATGGTTAAAAACAAAAAAATATACTATGAAAATAACATGTGACAGCTATTTGCTGAGGGATTACCTGAATCAATTTATACTGGAAAGCAATCCCGAAAAGCAATATGATGTAGAAATTGTAGATTCTTATCTCTACATAAGAGGCTTCTCCGTGGTGTCTGGTCTGTACGTTAATTGTGGGGGCGATAAACAGTTTTCTATTCATTATCGAAAACTTAATTCATTAGCGATTATCACTAATTCAATTCCTCAGCAAGCCATCAGCATGATGATAAAAGATCAATCCTCTGAAATAAATATAATATTAAGCATATGAGTAAAAAAAGAGGCAGGCCGCCGCGGCTAAAAGCTGCCGATCTAAAGCAATACGGATACACGTACAAATTGGAGCATCTTACAGAAAAAGAGGCCGATGAACGTGAACATGGAATTGAAATAATCGTAGACGGGAAGAAAAGGAAAAAAGAATCTGAGGACTATGATTATTTCCATAAGCAAATAGGAGAATCGGATAATCCTATTGAAGTGCGCATTTACCACGTTAATGGAGACTATTTTTACAAAAACGTTCGGTTGAAATCAAAAGATCAACTACCGGATGTGGAAAAAGATGCATTGAGCAACGCGAAATATGCAGAGCTACAAAAACAGGTAAAAGATACTGCGCCATTTCATTTTAAAGATCATGATCCAGCTCAACCGGTTGATAAAGTAATCGAATGCTCAACAAATACCGATGGATCGATATCTGTAGTGACACAATCAGTCGAACTAACAGAAATCACGTTGGAAGGCGGCCCATTGGACGGGAAGAAAAGAAAATGGCCTCATTCCCTCCCATTTTACATGGAGCAATACGAAGCCCAAGTATTGAGCAATGAACATGGCGGCACCAATCCACCAGCGAAAATTGTTTTAGCGGCCAGATACAAAAGATCGAAAGAAGATAAGACGAAATATATTTATGATCCTTCAATAGGTTAAAACATGTGGCTTATCAACGTATTACTTTCATTTTACGGATTAAGGATAGAAAAATATAAGTTTAGAAAAGACCAATATGTAAAGAACTTCAAAACAGACAAAGAGGATTGGGAATTAGTGGCATATGAAGAAGGGAAAGGATATAGATTATTAGCCCAAAAATGGGAACATGCCGAATCCATTAGTTTAATTAAACATAAATTTTAATAACATGATTAAATACCAAAATCATAACCACAGCAATATTATTCAAAATCCTTATTACGCCGATTATGTGAAAGAGCTTGCGGGAAGACTGAAAGATTATTTTATACAGAAGGGATATTTAGATTTGGATTATAGGATTGTAATGATTACAGATAGTAAAGGGAATGAGCTGTATTACTACAAACAAGATGATGGCACACTTACGCCCGTTATAGCGCTTTCAGGTGAAGAAATAGATTATAATCAAGACGGAGATAAAACAAAAATTACTATTACCCAGCGCAAGCTATCAATGGATACATTCAATCCATAATATTTTTTCACTAAAACATACACATATGGCAGAAGTTTCATTTAAATTCAACATTGGGGAGGCGGTAAAATGGAAAGACGACCCGTTCCCAAATAGGAAATGGATTGTAGGTCAAATTAATATAGACCTCAAAACGCTTAGATATTATCTGATAAATGGAAAAGAATCCATTTGGATGTATGAAGAAGAGATTGAGATTTTCAAAGAAGATGGGCCAGTAACCTAATTTATCAACAAAACGCCCGGCCTAAAAAGGTCGGGCTATTTTTTTTAATTAATTCCATATAGGAAACCTGTTAGCTATCCCAACTCAAACATACAAAAAATATTTTGCATTTTAAATTGTTATATATAATTTTGGTTAACCTGTAACTATCCCGCAAAAATGCGGGCATGAAGTTATATAACAAAAAATTAAATACATCTCCTGAATTTAGTGTTAAGGATGTGGACACTACGGGCCGCATCCTTTCTCTTTATTGGTCTGCGTTCGATAATAAGGATAGAGATGGCGATGTGATAGTGAAGGGTGCCTTCAAAAAAAGCATTCAGGAGCAAGGCCCTAAAGGGCTTGGTGAACAATGGTTCATTAAATTTCATAACCCCGATCTTCCAATTGCAACTCCCTTTGAACTTGAAGAGGATAATTATGGCCTGCTGGCCCGGATAAAGCTGGCGGCAGATATCCCCGTTCAAGATGACACCCTTAAAATGTATCGTGATGGGCATTTTAAGCACCAATCCATAGGCTATAGGGCTATTTTACAACAAAAGGTAGCTGATTATAACGAAATCAGAGAAATAAAGCTCTATGAGGGCAGTCTTGTGCTATGGGCCGCTAACCCCAATGCCCGATTCGTAGATATAAAGGGCTTTATGACTGAAAAGGATATTAGCAAAGAATTAGAATTGACTATTAAGGGTCTCAGAAACGGAGATTACACTGACGATGGTTTCGCCCTTTTAGAAATAAAGATGCGCCAATTAATACAGGCTGCTGCTGATCTTCAAAATAGCACTTTGGCCGCTATAAACGCACCAGAGCCGCCAGCGCAAGTAAAAGCAACAGAGGATTATAGCGCACTGATCAAAGAATTACAAAACGCTAAAACATCATTTAATTATGCTTTATAAGTATATACGATTTCAACGCGATGCTTCTCCAGCTGATGGCGGCGGTATGGAGACCGTTATCAATGAGGTAAAGGGGCTGAAGACCGCGGCTCAAAAGGCGCAGGATGCCTATAAGTCTACTACTGAAGAGGTAGAGGCGCTTAAAAAAGCAAATGAGGCGTGGGGGAAAAAGTTCGAAGAACAAGAGGGGAAAATTAAACTCATTAACGAGTACGCAGAAGGCTTGGAAGTGAAGCTGAAAGCTCGTCAGATGACCCCGGGCGAAGCTGTTAAAATGGTTGACTTGATCGGTAAGGCCGTTGAAGATAATTGGCCGGAAATTTCCAAATTCAAGGAAAAACAAGGCCGCAAAATAAAGTTTGCTTTGGTTCCAGAGCAAACCAAAGCGCCTGCCGATATGGGCATCACCACGAACGTGACAGATGCCGGGGCCTATTTTACTACTGTACAGGCTGGTATTCGTGCGCTGCCCAACCGGAAAGTGCATATGAGGCAAATCATACCGCTGGGTACAATGTCCACAAGCTCACTCACTTATATGCGTGAAGTTGGCGGCGAAGGCACCCTTACTCCGGTATTGGAAAATGGAACAAAACCCCAGTTCGACCTTGATTTTATTGAGATCACCGTACCGGCTGAGTATATTGCCGGTTGGCTGCGTGTGTCTCGTAAAATGCTGGACGACATGGCCGCATTCCGTAGCTATCTGCAAATGAGGCTCATGGAAATGTATCTGAAAGCGGAGGACAATCAGATACTGAACGGTACCGGGGTGTCTCCACAGTTGGAAGGTCTGTTAACCGTTGCCGTTGCGGCTCAGGTAACTACGGGGCCGAATGTTGAACGACTGGTAAGGGCCATTGCACAACTGGAAACAAGCGATTACACTGCTACCGGTATCGTGCTGCATCCGGCCGCTTATTATGATATTGCTCTGAATAAGGCAACCGGCTCAGGAGAATATGATCTGCCGGGTATCGTAGTAATTCAGAACGGCCAGTTGTATGTTGCCGGTGTTCCTGTTTATAAAACTACCGCTATCGATATCAGCACTTATCTGGTTGGCGATTTCGAGTTGGGCGCTCAGTTGTTTATTCGTGAACAACCAGTAGTTGAATTCTTCGATCAGGACGCTAACAATGTTACTACCAATAAGATTACTGTTCGTATTGAAGGACGTGTTGCGCTGGCCATTTACCGAGCTGAGGCATTCGTACAGGGAACTTTTGACGGCATACCAACAACCTAATAAAGACCATTGGGGGCGGCGGTGTCAAGGCTCGCCGTTCCCCTTTTTTATGAAAGAGAAGGCCAAAATATCGCATACTAAGAAAAAGAAATACAATGGGCTACCACAGCACATGCGCGCCGCTCAGCAACAAGGCGTTAGTAATAACCAGAGAAGAGGAAACCAATCCGCCATTGGTGGAGCCGGTAACTCTTCAGCAGGCGAAAGCGTGGCTAAAAATGGAGGCCATTGATGATGACGATGATATAATCACCGATCTTATCACGCAGTCTCGTGTGTGGTTAGAGACATATTGCGGCATCACCTTAGTACAAAGAAATGTAACGGCTATAATAGAGGTAAACAAACGTTTAGAACTTCCTCTTGGGCCGGTCATGATTGGGAGTATAGTAGTGCAAGATATTAATAATTCCATTGTTGATAACCCCAAAATTATTGGCCCCGACAACTCATTTGTAATACTGGAGGGGCAAGGCCAATTTACAGTTAGTTATTTAGCGGGATATGATATAATGCCCCATTGGGCTAAAATGGCGTTAAAGCAGTACTTAACATATTCATATGAACATAGGGGCGATGGATTGGACGAGGATCGAAAAGAATATGCATACGAGGCTAAAAGAACGGCATTCCCTTACCGACGTAATCTGTCATTCTGATGATTGGTGCAATGAGAGATAGGATAATATTTAAATCACCTGTGCATACTGATTTGCCGGGTGGGGGTGGCGTGACTGAATATGTCGAATCGTTTAGGGATTGGACGAAAATCATTCCATTGTCTACTAATAGAAGCAGAGAAGCCAATCAAGAAAGATTGCAGGATGGGTTCTCTTTTGAGATACGATATAGAAATAGTCCACAGCCTAATTTCTCAATGCTGATTGAATATGAAGGGAAGGATTACGCCATTGGCGGTATCGAAGAGAGAAACGAGCGGAAAAGGTTTTGGATTATTACGGCCGTTACAAATAACAATGCGGCAATACCGCTATCTACATAATGGCATCAGGTATTACCATAAAAGGATTGGATAAAGTGCTTTCCAGAATAAATAAGTTGGAAGGGGCGCTGAGGCAGGAGGTTAATAATGAGATCAATGCCGGCGTTGTTAGAATGAACGCGGAGGCTATAAGAAACATTAAAACCAATAACAGTGTAGGATTTAGTGGAGGCTTATGGCATAGTCAGGTAATAGTGAGAGAAGATGATAATACGTTCTCTGTGGTTAACACCGCGCCATACGCCGCATTTGTGGAATTTGGTACAGGCAGGCGCGCGGATCCGCCGGCAGAATGGGCTGATTTGGCGGCTACGTTTAAGGGAAGAAGTATTCCGGGCGCAGGAGGAACAATGTTTGACAGAATAAAATTATGGGTTAGGGCCAAAGGCATTTCGGGTAGATATTCAGTTAAAACAAGGCGCAGGGTAGGTAACAGGTCAACGCAGGATGCAGAAGATTCGGCCGTTGCATGGTTAATAATGAGAAGCATTATAATAAATGGGATCCACCCACACCCTTTTTTATATCCAGCTTTCGTTAAAGTAAGTCCGGAAATAGTTAGAAATATAGAAAGAGTAATAAACAGGGCAATAAATAAATGATCAATCCGGGGTACGATATACAGATTGCCGCATGGGAGGCCCTTCAGGGAATAGAATGGAATGGCCAACCCGTTCCTATATTCGATGAAATAGTAGAAGACGGTGCGGGGTTTCCACGCATAGTTTTGTTGGAAGTGGCGGGCGGCGGAGATCGGTTTACAAAATGTGGATTCGGCGCTGATTGGAGCCAGTTGATAAAAGTGACCATGGCGTGGCCCGTTACCAGCAGAGTAAATAAACAGGCCATTAATGATATAGCTGACCAAATATTACAGCGCTTAGTTCCAAATGATGGAAATTTAGTCGTTCCCGGTATTGCAATATGGAAGACATTTGGCAACGTGCTGAACGATGCTAATTATGGCGATGGAGCTATGAATTATATAGACAAAAATATACGAATAACTTATTCACTTACAGAAAACTAAAACATGGCAACGGAAATATTAAACGGTAAAGATATCGCATTAGAATTAGATATATCTCTCACTGATACGCCCGATTGGCAAGTGGTTACTTGTATAACCGAGACCGACTTGGATACGGCGAGAGAAACGATCGACGCTAATTCAAAATGTGGCCCGGCAACGCTGGCGGGAACAGCTACATTTACGGCTAATTTCACCGGATTTTTCGCTCAGGTGTTAGATGCCGGCGAAATATCTCTTCCGTCACTCGCTGTAATTAATTATGAAGGCAATGGAGAAGAAAGGCATTGGAGGCTAATTGATACTGATGGCGGCACCACTTATTACCGTGAATTTAGAGGTGCATTGACTGCATTCAATGAAAGCTCTAATAACAATGAGCCAGTTACTTACACCGCTACTATTTCCATTGCTGGAAATGTATTGTTGGCACCGACTACCTAATAATTAAAATATGATAGTAAAAGTTAAGAATTTCCTGTTACAGTTCGATTGGGGAACATGCGTGTTAATTGCAGAAGCCACTGGTAAGGATGCGGCCAATCCTTTAGAAGGAATTAATAGTCTTTCGGAACAGGCCCTATATGTGCTTTATGGAGGGATATCCAGAAAGCAGCAGGCGGATAAACAGCCTATTACATACACGGTAGACATGGCAAAAGAAGATATCCTTTTGTTGCGACCAGCTACAGTGGGCCGATTTATTAGTGAGTTCGGTAAGACGTTATCTGTAGATGCGGAAGAAGACGATGAAAAAAAAAGTCAGGAAATAAAATAACCTTCAGGGAGATAAAACAATTTGCTTATGGCGAATTAGGGTTATCTCCCGAACATTTTTTAAGCCTTACTTTCGATGAGTACCATCAGGCATGTATTGGATATATGAGGCGTCAACAAAGAGATCAGGTACCTTTTAGAAAATTATACCATCTAATTTATAACTGTAATTCCGCAAAAGGTAAGGGGCTGACCTCTCAAGGAATGCTCAGAGAATGGCCCTTAAAGCTGATAGATAATGATCAGAAGTCAGAAAGTATTACGCTGGAATATGCAGAGATGAAAATGAAGAAAGCGATAGAGAATAACAAAAGAATGAAAGCGGCTAAAAATGGAGGAATTAAAGATAATAATAAGTAGCGATGTCGATAAAGGTCTAAAAGGAATATTAGAACTAGGCAACGCTTTTGAAGACCTTACCAAAATAACAAAGCAGCTTACCGGACAATTCGATCAGCTTTCTAAATCTATACCTAAAGTTGGTGCTACATCAGGCCGCGGCGCTAGAGGTTTCCAAAATCTTAGCAATACTGCCGTAAATGCCAATGGCGCGTTAGTGGCACTTAATAGAACCGTACAAGATGCGCCATTCGGATTTATCGCTATTCAAAATAACATCACAGAACTTTTCCAACAATTTGGTCAACTCGTTAAACAAACAGGTAGCACTACGGCGGCCTTAAAGGCATTCGGAGCATCTTTTTTAGGCGCAGGAGGCGCTACTTTTGCTGTTTCAGCACTTACATCCGGCCTTACAGCGTTAATACAAAAATATGGCGATTTCAGCACTGCCATTGTTGCGGTGACCGGTGGATTAAGCGCGGCAGAGAAAGCACAACTGGCGTACAATGATGCTATAAATAAATCAATAGGATCAGTTCAGGGGGAATTATCCGTATTAAATGGATATTTGTCAGTAGCCCGTGATGAATCAATATCAAGAGATCAGCGGGTGAAGGCGCTTAAAGAGGTGCAAAAAGAATATCCCGGGTACCTGAACAATATCAATTTAGAGAATATCAACAGTCAAAAAGCGTCTGAAGCAATTAACCGGCTAACGCAGGCGCTTATAAGGAAAGCAAAGGTACAGGCTGCGCAGGATTTAATCAGTGAAGAATTTGAGAAAATATTAAATGCTCAAACGAGGTCTGTAGTGCAACAGGCTTCTGCGTGGTCTTTCCTTACTGGTGCTTTAAAGGGTGCTGGTAGCGCGCAGGGTGTAATAAACTCTGTAATATCCTCTGGTATCAATGCTCAAAATAAAGCAATCATTGAAGCCGAAAGCAACATAAAGAGGTTTCAGGAGCTAATAAATTCTTTATTACAGGAGGATGCAATTGCAGGAGTGATTGGACTGGATGCAAAAAGTAAAAAATCAATCAAAACAGCGTCCGATATATTAAAAGAATTACAAAAAGATTTAATAGGAATTGATGTTGCATTCGCTGCTGCCGGCGGGTCTTTAAATGATCTTTCAGAGGATAAGATAAGAACTATCTCTAATGCCTTAAAACAATTATCGGAAGTAGGCGTAAGGCCGGGGAGTGAAATATTTAACAGCCTTAAAGCTCAATTAGATGCTTTAAATGCAACATTAAATAGAACTCCGCTGACGCTTAGAATACCGATTAATATAGAGCCGCTTCCCGCCGCCTCTAACCAACAGACGGTGAGTAGGGTAATGAAGCAAGTTCAGGATAACTTCAGAAAAGAGTTAGACCCTTTTACGGACGCAATAAATCAAATTGTAAATTCATCTACCCGCAGCGGAATACAAAGCTTATCTGAGGGCATAGGCGAAGCGCTGGTAAGTGGAGACTTTTCCAGTGTGACCAAAGGGTTCGTGAATGCTATCGCCAATTTCGGCCAGCAATTAGGTAGCTTTCTGATTGCTCAGGGGGTGGCCGTACAGGCGTTTAATACATCACTGCAAACACTTCAAGGCATTCCCGCAATTATAGCGGGTGGCGCGCTCATAGCCGCCGCGGCAGCCTTCAGATCATTGGCTAGTAAAGGCGTATCGTCTTTCGCTACTGGCGGCACTGTTTTTGGCCCCACACTAGCAATGATCGGAGATAACCCGGGAAGAGAGGAACATATTGTACCATCTGAGGTACTGGATAAGTTAGATGGAAGTTGGGGTCTCCCTGATAGGATTGAATTATTCCTCAGTGGAACTAATGCTGTTAGGGTATTACAAAGAGGACAAAATTACACGCAACGAGTTAATGGATAATGGCGACATACTTCAATAAATATTATTTCGAGTTTGAGGATGAACATATAACCACGGTTAAATGGAGAGTGGATATTATGGACAGCGAGGGAGATGTGCCAACAGAGCCATTTTTACTTATTCCCTCCGGTGATCCGATAATTACAGAAAGAATAAATGAAGAAGAGAGTAAAAGTGCATACTTGATAGGTCGTCAGATAACTATTACATATGAATATACTGGCGATCCTAATATTCCCCTACCCTCACTCTTTTTCGAAGCTAATGAACGGAGATTTCGCGTTGAGGTTAGAAGAAATGGAGAGATAGATGGCGTGTATTTTATCAAGCCTGATTACTCATCATATCCGGATGCAGACGCGCCATTTACCGTACAAATAAAAGCAATAGACGGGTTGGGATACGCCTCTGGTACCCCGTTTAATATATTTCAGGAAAACGGTCTATTAGAATACGATAAGATAACGTTTTATGAGGCTATTATGACCCGCGCTTTGAATCTTATCGTTGATGTAGGGACGCCCATTAATGTGATCAATACGATTATCCCTGAAAATATAGAACCCGGCGTTAAATTGTTGTTCGGGGCCTATATTCATACAGATATATTTTATGACTTCATAGAAGGGGCTGTCTTCGTTTCAGATGTGTTGGAATCTTTTTGTAAATCGTTTAATGCAAGATGCTTTATATCAAAGGGTCAGGTGTGGTTTATTAGAACGCAAGACCTAACAGGAGACAACATACTTATTGATCAATATACGGATGCCGACACCGTAGCAGAAGTTAATGTTGATATGTTGCTAACGGGTGGCCCCGATCCATCATTATATGATGTAATGCCAGTTGATGAAACGCCTAACATATTAATGCAACCCGCTATTAAAAGAGCTGAATTTGAGGTATTTTATAAAAGTATAAATCAGCTTGTCAATTTCGATTGGCGGCAATGGGACGGCACTAATTTCGCTGGCTGGGTAAGAAACGAACAGGATGATGATCCACTAATAATGAATAGGACGGGGGAAGGAACTCCGGATAATCCTTATAAGTTATGGTTACAGTATGACGAACCATTAGTAAGTGAAACATTGCAGCAGGAGACCCCCGCTAATAGTGTGTTCTCTGGAGATAGGGTGGAATTGTCGTTTAAATACAGGATGTATAATTGTAGCGCGTTTTATATAAGGGTTCGCGCTGGTGATGATAGTGAGCTATATGTAACTTTGAACCCCGGAGGGGGATGGGATTATACATTTGGCGTTAGTTCTGGAAGAATAGACGTAAACAGATCAGGCAATAAAAATATTGGTTCTTTCGAATTAAAATCCTTGCCTATACCACAAAAAATAACTGGTGAAATAGACTTTCCGGCTAATTCAAATCTGAGAATAGATATCTCTCCACCACGGGATCAAAATACAATGGATCACCCCATAGACCCGGGATATATTGAAATATATGAAATAAAATTGGGGATTATTTCAATGTCTGATGCGGGTAAACATATTACCATTGTGAACAATAATAATTTTACCCGGGTCACGGAGGTAGAGGATTTTACCTTTATGGATAGTGGCGAAGATGGATTAAGCAACACCATATTTACCGGCAACCCATTAGTGCCAGCGAGAAATTGGGGAAATGGTAAGCCTGCTGTTCCTGAAAATGATATTGAACAGCATATGGCGCAGGGCCATATAGATCAATATCAGCGATCTGTTACTACATGGGAGGGGTCATTATATTCAAACAATATGGAATTTTATAATTTAATAGAATTTCAGCATTTACCGGGGAAGAGATTTATGATACTAAATGATGTGTATAACAACCGAACGTGTACTCATTCGGTATTATTATCGGAAATATTTTCTGAGCGATCCGCGCCGACTACTTATACAGAACACGATATATCGGACGAAACGGATTAAAATAATTATATTTGTTATATGGCAATCAGAGGAAAAGATTTTATATTTTACATAATTGAGGATGGCACGCCCAAACCGGTGTGTTATGCGACTGATTGCCTTATTTCTCAGCAGGCAGAAGTGAGAGAGATAACCGGCCCCACGGGCAGATCAAGAGATTATATAGGAGGTAAAAAGGGATATAATATCACGGTGCCGGGATTGATATTGTGGCGGCACGAAATGAATTATTTGCAATTGGAAAACCTGTATAAAAATCGGGTTAAGTTCCAATGGGAGGCTAGTGATTCGGAGAATGGAGGGGTGAAACATTCGGGTACTGCGCTGATTACTCAATTAGACCTTAGCTCACAATTTCGTGATGCTATGAGGTTTGATATGTCGGCAATAGGGTGTGGAGATAAACAAACTTCTCTCAATCCTATTACAGTTACCGTATATCTGGCCGATTTCTTAGGCGTAAGGCTGCCCGGTTGTCCTAATCCTTATCCCGTATCACTATATTGGTATGATGAAACATTTATCGGTATAGCAAATACCGCAGACGAGGTAATAACCCAATTTAACGAGTATGCGGCCAATGAATATTATGAACTTACGGGTGTTATCGGGGGCTGTGATTTCAATATGTCCGTTGAGTGGGATGCACCGTTCGTCCCTGAGTTCATCATTGCAGAAGCTACACCAAACCTAGGAATGTGGGAAGGCAATAATGATAATGGTATTTCTAACGATCAAGATAATGATAATTTAATTTCTCCTGCATATGCCTAAGCCTAACGTAGATATTGTAACATTAGTAGCCACGCAGGAATTGACCACGGCCGTAGGTCTTACTAAAGATTGGGTACTGGGCATTGGTGATCCTGCCACTAAAATAACCAACAAGGCCACTATAGAAACAATTGGAACCATTGTTTCAGAACAAGTTGGCTCAGGCACTGTTGTCCCTGATCGCAGATATACAATAACTGATGAGGGCGGTGGAGTGTTGGGGGTTGAGGTAAACGGATCGGCAGTTCCCGGAGTTACTATAACCAATGACGGCACTGGGAGACCTCGAATATTGAACGATCCTTACTTAGATGGTAAGGATTGGTC